TATGTGATTAGTTATTATATTTATGTCGTCTATCGCTTGATAATCGCGTAACGACCAGTCGTCTATATCGCAGACAAAATATAAGTCTGCTACAGCTTTAGTATCTTTCCAGGCTTTAAGAAGCCTTTTTGCGTTTTGTGGCCTTCCCCTGGTTGGTACAATGAATACACTTTTTTGCATTTTGTCCCTCTCGATCGTGGTCTTTAAGATGTGTGAAAAGCATACGCCTTAGCTCACGTAAATCGCCTAACACTTCCTCAGCAAAACCGTTAGAGACTGGGCGGCTATTCTTTTCTGCACGTGAGGCGAATATAGCGGCTACCCCTGATATGGTCGCAGCCGCTATAACGCCTAGCTGAATTAAAAGACTATCCACGTCCTAAAGAATCCTTAGGATTTAGATACCGCATAAGAGGCGGTAATACGGCAGCTGCCGCAGCGCTAGTTAAACCTTTTATCGTTACGTCGCCAGTAGCTAAGTAATAAGCTAAAGCTGCGCTAAGCGCGGCGCGAGCCCAGGAAGCCGCCACCTCTTGCGCTGTCTTGATCTGTTTTTTCTGGTTCGCCTTCATCGGTCTCCATTTCTAAACCTCTTATCAAGGTCTCGACTTGCACTGCATTTAGAGCTATCTCGAAATGCATTTCATCCTTACGGTTACGATAATTACCGCCCCATCTTAGACCATACTTACGGCATAAACGGTTAATTACCCTTACTTGCTCCTCGTTAAAAGTACCTACAGCCGCTAGAGGATGTTGAGTAGCATTTAGATCTATAGCTGTACCGCTACTGTGATTAGAGACTACGGTATTAGATCCTCTGACCTTGCGATAGCAATAGCCCCAGTCGTCCAGGGTTTTACTTTCATCTATAGGCTCGACTAACTTATGAAATTCTGCAGCAAAACCAATTAGTAAAGGCGCTACAGGTTTAGCTACACGTAGCTTTAGATCTGTACCAGGGACGCGCTTACGAACTATGTTAATCGCTTCTGCATCTGCAGAGGCAGGCCATCCGTTAGCGCTTTTTTCCATAGCTATAAGCCTACGGCCTCAAAGTCGTCTATTTGATCGTCGATAGTTCTAGTTATGGGATAAATGTCGTCTACCATAGACAGGAACTATACCTCAAGATTATGCTAGAACCTTAGAACCCTAAAGGCCCAAGGCTTTCAGATCGTCAGAGGTTAAGCCGAGAGCTGCAAGTTTTGCTTGGGCCGCGTTTTTTTTGCGTTCTGCTTCGTTTTTTAAGTTTTCTACAAAAGCTGCATCTGCGGTAAATTGTGCAACCTCATCTTGGGTTGCTTCTCTTTCTGTAGTTTCATCAGTAAGCGCATTATGCGTAACTATTTTCATATTATTCCTAACTCTTCTTGTAACCATATACGGAAATTGTTCCACCAAATGTGCCAGCAGCGCAGATAAAAGAAATACCATCAAATGAAGTTGTAGTATCAAACTCTAAGCCACCTGTTATTCTGTAACCATTGCCTTGAACTGCTTGATGATTAGCATAAGTGTTTTGAGTAGCAAAAGGGTTGAAAACAAACATTACATTACTTGTAGGGTTTCCAGTTATGTCTTGAATATACGCTAAGGTGCTTCCTGCCGCGCTGCCCAATTGACCAGTAGCACCAGCAGTTCCAAATGCTGCATATTCCCAGTTAGACCCATAATTGCTAGTTGTGTTATCGCTGCCGCCAGTTCTAAATCTAACTTGCATTGCATTAGAGCCTGAAGTACTTTCAACATTTAGCAATATCAAATAATTATCATAAGTGCTAGAAAAAACAGAATCAACGCTTGCTGCTGTAGCTGAACTAAATGCAGCAGTAGTAATTCTAACTAAATCTCCACCACCAGCAGCAGCAGCCCATTTCAAGCCTGTTGAAGTTGAAGAATCAACCTGCAATGTGTGTCCATTTGTGCCGCCAACTGCTAGCCGACTAAAAGTATCTGCACCAGTTCCAACTACTAAATCACCTTTAGCATCTATTGCAGTAGCCATAGAATTAGTAATAGTTACTGTGCCGCTAGTGCCACCGCCGCTAATACCTGTACCAGCTGTTACGCCCTCTATATCGCCTGTCGCGCCACTTGCTGCCCACGCGCTGCCTGTGTAATACCAGAGACTATTATTATCTTTTGTGTATGCGAACTGTCCCTCTTGCGGTGATGTTATAGCAGCATCTCTAGCAGCTTCACTAGCAAAAACTAAGACGCCTTGCATTAAATAGCCATTTACGTCCGCGGAGGTGAGTACCTCTCCTGTCTGAAAATTCTTAAATCCTAAACCTGCAGCCATTTTTCTCCTTAATAAGCGAGCGAGTCCTCATCTAGTAGGCCATCTACTAGAGAGTCTAGCACGAACCCACTCGCGAACGGTTGCGCGGTGGTAAAAGTAGTATTAAAAGAATTAGGGGTAATGTCATAAGCGACGCCAGTTATCACCGTATCGCTCTCTACGTTGCCACCTTGCAGCACCTGTATTACGGTAATGGGATCATAGACGTCTAGCTCCAGAGCTGCAGTAACGCGGTCTGGACTTGCGCCATCATATGCATCTAGGGTTAAAGATTCCAGACGTAGGTCTGCTCCTACCTCCTGGCGACTTGCTACGATCATAAGCGCCTGATTTAAGGCATCTGTATCGGTCTGCGCTATGGAACTACGGTTACGAGTATGCTTAAAAAATGTATCGATGCTGTCTACGTTATTTACTGTCTGCGGTGTACCGCCAGTGCGTGTAACAGTGCAGCTGTTAATAAGTCCAAAATCTGATAAATCAAAAGCTACTTTTTGATAGGTGATAGTTCCAGGTAATCCAGTATCACTAAACACTGTAGGTGTACCGCCAGAGGCTGTAATTATGTCCTCTCTGGATCTAAACGTGGCGTAGCCTTGCTGGTTGATATAAAAGGCTCCTAGATCTGTAGCTTCTACTGTCTGACAGGCCGATAGAGCTGTCCTAATACTGCCTGTATCTGCCTGTACGGTCGTATCTGCAGTCGTAGATATAGAGCGCATACCGCCAGGCCACTCAGCGGCGTCTAGGATGCTAGTAATTCGCTCAGCTGTAGTCTGCCCAGCTATCCCACCTGTAACAGTCGATATAGATGCCAGGTTTAATAATTGAAAACCATCTACGCAGTTAAGATCTACAAAGGCAGGATCGAATCCTGTAGGACTACTGTATTTCCAGGACTGTACGTACATAGATCCTAATGCGTACTCTTGTCCTACAAAAGTACCTATAAACCTAATCTTACGCATCGGTAATATTTTTCCGTATAGTGGACTTAATGTATTAGCAGGGTTAAATAAACCTGTCTCATCGATGAGGCGTACCGATGCAGTACCAGCCGTAAAGCTGTCAGAGGTACGATTATAGGCGCGTCTTATGCCAGTCTTTATTACGTATTGGCTTACGTCTACGATTTCCGATGCGCTCGTACCTAATACAGACTGGTCTAGCGGTGTAGATGGATCATCTAAAACTAAGCTAGGATCAAAGTGAGCACCGTTGCTAAAGTCGATAAAACAGCTAAAAACAGCGCCAGTACTCATATAGCGCTAACGATTAAATCATTACCTGTTCGCTGTGTCTGGTAGACAGCATCCGTTACCGCAGCTACTAGGTCATTTTGTGATAGTAAAGATCCTTCTATATTTACGTTTACTGTTATGCCTTCATCTTTAGCTCTAAACCCTGCAGGATCAAAAAACGATGGCGTAGCCATACCTCTAGCGCTGCGGCCTGTCTCCTCAAAATACCTAGACGATGATACGTCAAAATTAGATGGTACTGAGGTATCATCAAATAAATTACGTAATGAGCTACTTTCATTTTCATCAAAAAATCTAAAACTACCTAAATCAGGGACAAAAGGCTTCTTGAAAGGTTCGCCGCCTTGCTCTCCAGGTAAATCAATATAGGGAGGTCTAATGACAGGCGGTAGGAATGGTAGGTCTTTACCTGTATCTTCATCTTTTTTTCTAAATCCACCTGGATCAAAAGTACGAGGTACACCGCCAGTAATACCAGGTATAACAGGCATCGTAATAGTCGCGCCTATATTTATAGTGTACTTACCCTCTATAAGGGCTTTTAGGGCTTTCTTAATATCCTCTAGGTTATCTGTAAATTTAATCTCAGGTTTAAGAGCTGCTAAGGCGTCTATAGATGCTTTATCAGAAGCAAAACCAGCGGTTTTAAGTAGCTGTAAAACCTTTTCTAGGTTCATCGCATCGTCATAGCGTCCCTCAGTAGCAGCCTTTAGAGTTTTTATAGCCTCCTCGTCTGTCTGATAATCTGAAATCTTTAGCGCTGATAATTGCAGTACGCGGTCTCTGTCTGTCTGTGAGAGTTGACGACGTAATGCAGCCTGTAAATTAATCGCATCTATGTCGAACTTAAACTGTATAGAGTTACGTAGTCTTTCAAGATCTGCGCTGCGCTTCTTATCTGCAGCCGCTGCCTTTTCTTTAGCCTGTAATCTTTTAAGATCTGCGGCGCGTCGTTTAGCTAATAATGCCTCAGCCTCAGATAGTTTAAGTAGTTTGGCTCTATCAGATAATTCTTTTTCATATGCCTCGGCTTGTTTCTTTCGCGCGGCATTTTCTTTAGCCATTTTGTCCGCACTAGTCCCCATAACAGGATCTAGTCCTACGAGCCAGTCTAAGCCTGTCAATAAAAGTTTTATTACAGGGTTTTTAGCTAATTCATCTAATTTATTCTGAAAACCCTCAAAGGCTCCGACGGCATTACCTAAAGCTTCTCCTATAGTTGTACCGAGAGCGATCATCTTGCTCTGGAATTCCTCAACGCTTACGCCTGAGTCCTCTAAGCCCTGTATAAATCCTTTACCTAAGGCTACCTGCGCCTCCTCAAAACCTACTTTTATCTTTTCTAATTTATCTGCAAAAGTATCAGCCTGACGAGTACCGAATTCTCCCTGTAAACGCGCTAATAATTCTGCGAACGTTTTACCTTCTACGTCAGCCTTCTCAAAACCTATACGTAGTCTTACGAGAGCGTTATAGTCACCTACAAAAGCGCGAGATAAAGCGTTAGTCACCTGCTCTAGCTCTAAACCCTTACGACCACTTATCTCAACTGCTAGCCCTAGTAATTTTTGAGCATCTGTTAAAGTGTAAGTCGTAGCTACTAATTTCTGTAGAGATGGTATTAATTTATCCTGCGATGTACCAGTAGCTAAGGCTAGACTACGTGTAAAATCTGTAGCTAAAGAGGTAGCGAAAGCAATACCTAATGTGTTTAATTCAGATTCTAATCTACGCGTGGATTTCTCTAGCTCTGCAAATTGTTGTGTACTCTTTTTTACAAAAGTGACTAGAGCAGTAGTAGTTAAGGCTACGCCTAAAGCTTTACCAAACTTCTGCAGGCTTTTTACAGATTTCTTAGTATTTTTATCTAGATCCTTAAAACCTTTATCTTTAAGCCTAGTGATAAAGTCAACCGCAACCTCTTTACGCGCCATAACCATTATTTAGTCCCCTTAACGAACTTAAATAATCTAGTGTTTATTACGTTAGCTATTTCTCGTCGCACTTTGTCGCCTAACTGCGCCTCTGCTCTATATATAAGGCGATAAGGATTACCAGCCACTTTAGGAAATAATACTCTAAAGTCCTCTGGAGCTTTATAGTTACGCGATACGTTTTTAGTCTTTTTACGAGATGACTCTTTACCTGCTCCTGCTAATTCATAAATAGCACCGCCTGGCGCACTATTTACTAGAGCTAAAGCTGCTACCGCTACTTTATTATAGCCAAAAGGTACTTTATTTTTAGTCGTACGTCGTATTTTTATACCTCTAGTTACTACGTCAGCCTGCCACGTCCATCGCAGAGGATCTCTAGATCTATGTATTTTATCGTCTATCCACGCAGGCGTAGAGTAAGTAGGTGGCTCCTGTTGAAATACGTCCCTGCCTTTATATTGCACGCTACCAGGTACGAAAGTTTTAGCTAAGTCGCTCATAGGCTTAACAGCTTCTTTGAGACCTTTATCAAAATCTTTACGTAGTTGCGGACTAATTTCTTTTAGCTGTTTTATTAATTCTGCAAAATCATCGATAAGGATGGACTCACTAGCTCTAGCCACTAGCGCCTCCTTTTCATCGTGCGCGGTGTATTACGCGCCTGAGCCTGCTCCTGCAGGATAAACTTTATCGCTGCATATATAGCAGGGTCGCATTTTAGTAACTCATTAGGTGAGATACTTGTCGCTACCGACACAGCTGCGACCTCCCATATGTCGCCGCGTCGGTCTATCCATTTTTTGAGTCAAAAACAAAATCTACGTCTTTATACTGATTCAAGAAATCGTCATCTAATGCCGCTGTAGTTTCACCCTTAGCGGTTATTAAATAATGCGCGAACCACCATAGATCACTTTCACGCTGATCCTCAATTAGTCGCTTACGCCATCCAGTCTTGAAGTGACTCTCGAAAGCCACCTTAGCCGCTGGCGTAAGCTCGTAATTTACCTCTTTACCGTCTTTTTTAGTTACTTTAATTAATTGCGTAGCCATTTATGTCCCCTATTCTAGTTAATTAAGATGTAGCTTTAGTTAGAGCAGTTACTGGAAGCGTAATAGATGCAGTCATTGGAGCATCGATAGAGCCGTTAATTGGCTGCCATTGTGCTACCAATACAGACATAGAATAGCGAGGGTTAGTCGCTGTAACAGTGCCTGAGACTGGGATTAGCTGAATAGCTAATTTTGTACCTAGTGCATCCTCAAAAATTGAGTTTACGCTAGATGCAGCAAAATCGTTAAACACCTCTAAAGTTACGCTAGGACGTTCAATACCACCGATTAGGTTTTGTACTGAATCAGTCATAGCCGTAATTTCTACGGCGTCAATTTCTCGCGACAGGCTGACCGCGCTAACGAAAGTGGTAATAGTTGTAGTGCCTGCGACTACAGCTACTTTATTACCCATAAAGATCGCCATTTATTTCTCCTTTTATTTAG